TGCACAAAAGGTGAAGCACCATCATAGCTATACCCGACCTCGTGCTCATAAACGTAGCCGTCAGTTCCAACCATTTGGGGATATAAAAACACCCCGGCATCTGCACCTGCGGTGCGAGCCAGTGTGCCAATGTTCCAATGATTATCCCGATAGTTCCAAACAACATAGCTATCGTTCTCGATGCTGTTGACGGATGGGTAAAACCACCACACCTCATTAAATTCTGAATTCAATACGCCAGCAATTTTAGATCGCTGTGCTTTGTTGATGTTGCTAAAAAAGAAATCGCCCACACTGCTCTTTAACACTTTCACGGAGCCATCATAAATATGAAAGCTATTCAAACCCGGCCATACGGCAAACTGATCAGCCGCAACGCAACCGTTTGCACTTACTGTCCCGCAACCGTCACCGACTCTCTGAAAACTATAAACGAATGGTGGTCCTGAATATCTGGCAACGTGCGCGTCGGTGGTGGTTAGTAGCAATGTCTCACCTCTCAAACTATGGCCACTGATAAGAGAACCATCAGTTGTCAGGTTCTGGCCCCCAGCTTGGTTGGTTGCAGCTGCGGACCAGGTATTGTTGTTCTCTTGATCACACCATTCGACTCTGTTGTTCTCTCCTCCTGCGCCTAATGCAAAAATAAAACGCTCATCAGTCACGACAATGGCCGTCGTGCTCGTGGGCGCATTACTGAGAACGGCAGCTGCTGAACCAGTATTGTTTACCCACTGGTAAATCTTGCCGTCGCTTGTGGCACAAGCAATGGTGTATTCACCCCAGGTGTCCAAGGACCAAGTGTCTGCAACTGAATAAGTGCCAGTGTCTGGCCGCAAGGTTCCCCATTCAAAGCTACCCCAGCTTGAGCCTCCCCAAGCGAGATTTTGATCAGCATCAGCGTTGCCAGTGGTGAAACCTGCGGGTGTTATGTCATAAATCTGCCCGGCTTCAAGCACGACGTATAACTTGGTATTAGAACCAGCAATGGTCCTTCGGTTACCAGAGTTATCTATGTAAGTGAGCAATGCGCGGACACTTCCTGCAAGCGCACTCACGGATCTTGTGCGCCAACCTTTTATGGGTTGCAACGCACTCTCATACCATCTGACCAAGTTTCCATCGTTCCAGCTATTAAGCTGTTGAAACTCGGTGCCGTTCTTAACGATGCCAGGTGGGATTGCGAGTGGAATGAGCGCCATCTAATAGCTCCAGATCGCAGGACTGACCCGGTTAGGATCAACGTCCAAATGAATAAAACGACCAGCGCCTTTCTGATTAACGCCGATTCTTTTGATGCCGTGCTCCATTGCCGAGCGAATCACTTGTAAGGCTTGCTCACCTCTCACGCCAATGTCCACTGCGTAACCATCAGCATGGCTCCCAGGCTTTGACTTTTTGGCTTCGATGGGATGCTCTGGGCATCGATAGCCGCTAGTGACTATAAAAGGGAACCCACACTCGCCACGCATAATGTTGAGAACATCAACGATGTCTTGCTTAATCCCGTGTTGCTGACAATGCTGGCACATAAATTCTTCCGGGGAAAAATAATTCACTTCTTTACAATTTCAATTTTTGGATCAGGATTTGCCATTTGCTTGATGCTTGCGGCGTAGGTGTTCATCAACACCAAATTTTCTCGCTGCCTGGTGTCTAAAATTTTAAGCTCGTCTTGCAGCTGTTGCATACGTTCTCCCATCTCCACTGCTTCAGGTCCGAGCGCTTGCAGATCAATTTCTTCGTCATCGATGACAAATTTCAACTGTCCTCCTAATCCCAGATATGGGATACAACTTAACTCCTTATTTTAACATTTCGGGCGACCGCAACTGCGGATGTTGCGCTGGATCACTTGCAATTTTTTTAGTTTTTCTTTTGCCATTTTTATGCGTTGCTCTTGCACGACGTCGTAAAAAAAATAACCCCCGACGCTGATGATAATTAACGAGAGGCCAATAATTAGACCATAGGTCACGCCCCTGACTTTACGCCGCCATTCCGCCCGACGTTTAGCCACGGTTTTGAGATACCGTTCGCGCTCCCGTTCGCTTTTTGCCTTTAGGCGCATGGCGTCGTTATATATGACCATACCGCCCTGAAGCATCAAAAAATGACTCTTGAGGTCTGCTTCAATTTGTCTTTGTTTCGCTCTACACGAAGCCAGCTTCAACGACTCGCTAGTTGTCAAAGGCCGTCGAGCAAGCGTCTTTTGCTCCCAACGCGAAATTTTGTCATTACTTTCTTGGTATTTGGTAAGCAGTCGACTGGCCGCTTCTAAATTCCCTGACGTCTCGCGAAGTGTTTGGATTCCCTGATTGATCGTGTTGAGCAGAGTCAGTGCAGCGCCAATCTCGAAAAACATAATTAGCTCAAATAGTTTGCAGCGATGAGTAATCCAAGCATAAAGGGGTACAGCGCGTAGACGGCAGTTTGAATGTGATTCATACGCTCAGAGCCGCGATCCAAGCGCGCCTCGATATTTTTGTAGCGCAGCGCGCACTCACGCTGGTGAGCTTCTAAATCACTCATTTATTAATCCGTTTTCAAAACAGGTCGAGGACTCGCCGGCCAGTTTGTTGTCGTCGGCCAATCACGTAGCTCTTTTCTGTATGCCATCATATTTTCTTTATTGGGATAATCGCTTACATCCACGATGGTGTCAGTTCTTACTAACTCAGCATCTCTCCAAGCTCTTTCGCGAACTATTTTTTCTTCTCTTGCTTGTTTAGCAGCAGGAGTATGGTCAGTAACAACTAGATATTCACTATCAGGAAATTCTTTTTTTGCATCCTCTAAAGAACTAAAATCTTTAGTGACACCATCTTTTTCTACTCTAATTAAATTACTCATGTTTAATCCTTTTAATCGAACAACTTACTTTGTTGGCTTTTGATAAGCACTGTCGTTGCAGATAACGCTTGACCTGCTACAAATTTAGTATCAGTGCTAGTAATTGCACCATTACCATCTATATAACAAGGAGCATTTGGAGTTAAGCCAGACTGGTTTGTATCAATATTGCCCATAGTTTTAATAATGGCTGTATCACCATCTGAAAAAGAACCCTGAGAGATCCCAATATAGTTATCATCCGTTGCTGCCATACCTCCACCGAAAATGAGTGCTCTATTGTATGCAGCATAGAGATAAGTTTCTTGAGTAAAGCTTGCTGTACTTAAATCATAGGCTGTGCTTAATGCGTACTCTATTAGCTCAAAAGAAGAATTTCCTAGAAGAAATAATTTAGTACCATCATCATTAAATATAAGATCATACACAAAAGTATTATAAGATGAATGATCTAATGAAACAGAATCAAAAGAAGCTGTTGAAAGATCCCAGGCTGTACTTAGTGTGAATTGATCTGTTCTACTACTATTATCTGTTGTAGTAAACATTTTAGTTCCATCAGGTTTAAAACGAAGACCTTCTATACTGCTATCTCTACTTGTGTCATAAGTGTTAGTAAAACTTGCTGTACTTACATCAAAAGCTGTTGAAAGTGTCCATTGATGAATCTCTGCATCAGAAGTATCACAAACATACATTTCAGTCCCATCTGGCTTAAAATCTAGTCCTCCAGGGTTAGTAGTTTTAGCTGAAATATCATAACTATCAACAAATGATAATGTGCCTAAATCATAAGCTGTAGATAATGTATACTCATTAACATCATCTCCTGACATTCCTACTGTAAAAAATTTAGTACCATCTGCATTAAAAGCTATTCCTTGTACAGATGATTCTCTTTCTTGAATTGGAGTATAGTATTGAGTTCCATAACCTGTACCTGCTGTCGTTGCTGTTTGAAAAGAACCATAACTACCAGATCCTGTATCAGGAATAAAAACTCCTGTATTACTAGGATCAAAAGGATTTTTTAATTTAAATTCACGTACTCGATCACTTTCAGCTATAAAGATTTTACATCCTGCTCTTGCAGCAGCCTGTGATACAGTCCCATCAGCATTAATCCTACAAGCTTTACCATTAGCTATAGCACCACTAGCGGTTGCCTGATAGATTCCTCCAAGAACATTACTTTTTTGTGTTAAAACTGGCATGTTAATCAAACAACATTTTATATTGGCCTTTAATCAACACTGTTGTTGGTGATAAGGCTCTACCTGCAATAACATTACTACCGCTAGAGCTAGTAATTGTTCCATTTTCTGCTACATAACAAAGAGCATTAGGTGTTAAACCAGATTGATTAGTGTCAATAGCTCCAATTACTTTAATACTTGCAGTTTGTCCATTTGTATAAGCACCTTGAGAAATACCAATGTAGTTATCATTAGTTGTTGAACCTCCATCAGCAAAAGTCATTCCAGTATGCTGTGCACCAATTATATAAGTTTCAGTAGAAAAACTAGCTGATGATAATTGATAAGCTGTACTTAGTGTGTATTCTGATATGGTATGTCCAGAACCACCAAGCATATAAAACTTAGTCCCATCAGAATTAAATAAAATATCCTGTGGCGCGTCATCTTGACTTGCATGATTTAAAGCAATCTCATCATATGAAGCGGTAGAAATGTCCCATGCTGTACTTAATGTATACTGCTCTGTTTTATCAGTAGTAGTATAAGCTCCGCCTGTAATATACATCTTTGTGCCGTCAGGTTTAAAACGAATACCATGACGATAATCATCTCTACCAGTATCATGTGTTCGAGTAAAACTAGCTGTAGAAACATCAAAAGCTGTGCTTAATGTAAATTGATGCACATTACTATTACCATACTGACAAGTATATACTTCAGTGCCATCAGGTTTAAAATCCATTCCATAAGCACCACCTGAGCCTACTGTTGATGACCAATCATAAGCATCTACAAAAGTAGCTGTACTTAAATCATAAGCTGTTGAAAGTGTATATTCATTAAGATCGTCACCAGAAAATCCTGTTGAAAAAAACTTCGTGCCATCATTATTAAATTGAATAGCTTGAATACCTGTTTCTTGTGAACTTGCTAAACTATAAAATTGATCTGAATACCCTGCACCATCCAGCCCTGCTGCATAATATGTTCCTTCACCATCAACAGTTTCAACTTCAGTAACATCAAAAGCAGTTTTTAATTTGTATTGATAAAAATTACTACTATGCGAAAAAATTATTTTTTTACCTGCTTCTGAAGTAGCTTGAGATACTGTCCCATCAGAGTTAATCCTACAGGCTTTGCCATTAGCAATAGAGCCAGTTGCTACCGCTTTAAAAACTCCACCAAGAACATTTCTTTTTGTTCCTAAAGATGCCATGTATTACTCCTAGATTTCATGCCAACCAATAGTGCTATCGACATAGACTAATTGGGTTGAATTATCGTGTGCTAATGTAAAATCTTGTGCTAATGATCTTATATTACTGCTATTACGAGCTACTGTTACTGTAGCTAATCCTGCATTTGAAATAACTACTGTGTCATTTACTGAAGGGCTACTAGGCAATGTAATAGTAAATGGGGTACTTGCGTGATTACAAATTAACTGATCTCCTGCGGAGGCGGTGTAATTGGTCGTTTTGAGAGCAAAATTCGAATAGGCTCCCCCAGCAGTACCCCACGACATATTGCCTGAGCCATCAGTTTGTAAAAATTCACCCGCGTTCCCATCACTTGGTGGTAATGTTAATGTGATATTACCTGTATACTGGGCATGCGATGGGCTCCGTAGCTCGATATAATGTGCGTTCGAAACCTCGCAATAGAACTTTAACGATGATGCGCTCCCCCCCGAATTTTTAAGGTCAATCGAGCCAGGGCTGATGCTCACGCCAGATGCAGCAGTACCTACTGTAAACGTCCCGCCAACATCTAAATCCGTTAACGCATCAACCACTGCGGCTCCTGACCCCGCACCATCGGTATAAATTAGTTTTGCTTGGCCATTTTCAATGGTCACGTTGGCACCGCTACCCTGGCTGATCGTAATTGATTGGCCACCAGTGGTTGCATTTTCAACAATCCAAACTTTGCTAATCGTATTTGGCGCAAAGGTTAACGTGCGGGTAGCTGTTAGACTTACGGCACTCGTGATTTTCAAAAATAAACTTCTGAACTCGTCCGCCGCACCATCAGCCAACGTGATCGTTGCATCACCATCGCTGGCGATTTGCTCAATTCCAGCGCCGAGTGCCGCCGCAATGGATGTTAGGTTTACATTTGTTTTGCTGCCCCAATCATTCGGGGCTGAACCTGCGCCCTCGCCAACTGCAATGAGCTCTAACCTCAAATCATTTGTGTATGTGCTCGGCATTTTTTATTTCCTCCGTTTAGGCGACTTGTTTCGTCCAGATGGTGGTTGCTCTGGC